TCTTTTTACTGTGACCTTTAAACCATTTGAATCGGTAACTCTATCAAATTTACCACCAATAGGATATTTTGTTGTATCATAGAAACCAACTCCCTTTGGTAGAGTAACTACTTGTTCTGCTTCATCAATAAACTCAACTTCTTCTTTTACAGAACCTGCCTTGAAGTCACCCTGTTTCTTATCACCTTTACGAAGAGATGTTTTTGTAATTTTCTCTCTAAACTTAGCAAATTTTACGTCACCAGAAGTACCTTGTTTTACTACTGGTTCACCAGGATGTTCAGCACCTTTATGTTTGTTGTGTGATGTCTTAGCTACATGTTGATCTTCTGGAGCAGCTGGATGATTGCTTACTTCAACAGAGTGTAAATCAACAAACTCAATCTCACCATCAGATCTAGGCTGATATTCTAGTGATTCTTCGTCGTCATCTGGATCGACAACATAATCGTCAGCGTCAGCTTCTTGGATCTTTCTGAGTTGTTTAAGCGTTTTCATAAGAATCTTCCTCGGAACTGTATAGAGTAGATGCAATACGCATTTTCTCTGAATCTATTTTTTCGTTTGCTTTGAATGCAAGAACATCATTAATAATATCTCTAAACTTAGAAGTCTCGTTGTTTTCCAAATGCCGTAAAGCATCACTTAAACTGTCTTGTGCATCCATAGTCATTCTCCTTTCATTTATTTATAATATTTATTATATTAAGTAAAATAAGGTACTTTATAACTAGTTCCACCAATATTAAACGTTAAATAACCGTTTGGATTGGCTACTATACTATCATCTGGAGTTAGTGTTCCTAATGATGTTGTTACATCGCCTGGTGTTGCTGTAATTGTAACATTGGCTGAAGAAAATTTACTAGCAATACTATTTGTTACAGTAGTAGCAAAGTTAGGATCATCTCCTAAAGCTGTTGCTAACTCATTTAGTGTATCTAGAGTGCTTGGTGCAGAGTCTACTAAATTTGTAATTTCGGTTCTAACAAATGCTGTAGTAGCGATTTGAGTTGTATTGGTCGCCGCCGCTGCTGTAGGAGCTGCTGGGGTTCCTGTAAATGTTGGTGATGCTATATTTGCTTTAGTCGCAATATAAGAGTTGGTATTGGCAAGAGTTGTTTGGAATACAGTATTTGTTACATATGTGCCACCTACCGTTGATTCTGTTTGTACTGCTGTTACACTACCACCCTCTACAGTAGCGTACCAACCACTAGAGTTAGCGAAAAGAGTAGAGTTATTACCAACATATATTGTGCCGCCAGAAATATAAAGATCTCTAAATCTCTTTGAAGAAGTACCCAAGTCATAAGTTACATCTTGATCTGGTATAATATGTTGAGTTGTAATTGTAGTAGTAAACGTATTAGGACTAGGAACAGTATTTGCTTCCCACTTACCTTTAGTGGCATTATATACTAATGTTTGACCGTCTGATGGACTTTTAACAGTATTATAGTCCACATCATCTAGACGATGTAACCAAACTTCACCAGATCCAGAAGATCCACCACTTCTACTAGATAATGCTAATCTTGTTACTTGGGCACTTATAGAATCTCTAAAGTTTTTTAAGTCTTCTTCTAGTTCTTGTTTAAGAGGTTTTAGATCAACAAGTCTACCATCTGTCCCCTGCGGCCCGGTTGGCCCTGGGATCCCTTGTTCGCCTCTATCACCTTTATCGCCCCTGGGTCCCACAGGTCCGATATCGCCTTTTTCACCTGGGACTCCTTTTTCTCCTTTTTCTCCTTTTTCGCCCTGTGGTCCTTGAATCCCTTGAATACCGACTGGTCCTCTAGCGCCCACATCGCCTTTATCGCCTTTATCACCTTTATCTCCTTTCGGTCCTTGTGGACCCGGAATACCTTGTTCACCTTGAGGTCCTACGGGACCGACTGGACCTTGTTCACCAAGATCCCCTTTTGGTCCTCTACCGCCTCTTGGTCCAACAACTTCACCAACTTCTAGTTGCTCGCCATCAGAGAAATTTAAGATTAAACGATTTTCGAATATTCCTGCTTTGAGTATAGCATTGCCAGCGTCACCTTTATCGCCTTTGTCTCCTTTCTCACCTTTAGGACCAACGGCTTCTACAATGACAGACTCAGCAGCATCACCACGATCACCCTTTGGACCTTGCGGTCCAGGTGGTCCTTCGATAGTTTTGATCTCTTCTATCTCTTCACGTAGTTCTTTTACGTTTTTAGAGATTTCTTGTTTAGCAAGTTTTAGAGATGCTGCTAATAACTTGGCGTTTTCTATGTCTTTCATCAGACTTCCTCATCATCATTCATCTCTATATTTTCTAATAAGGATGTCATTTTACTAACGAGTTTTTTATCTTCTTCTGACATTTCTATTGGTTGAAATTCTTCTATTACTGTATTCGCGTTTATAGATTCCATTGGAGTATCATCTTGATTGTTATCTTCATCATCATTCATAGGACTATCAGGATCATCAGATTCTTCTTTGATCTCTTTATCCATCTCTTCAATATCTTCTTCAGACATTTGAAGAATTTTCTTACGAACCCAAGCCATTGAGTAGTATTTACCAACAAAACCATCAATCTCATTGGCAAGAGATAGTCTTTCTCTTAATACTTCTGCTTCTTTTAATTCAGCAAAATAGTTATCATGAGCAAACTCGTAGTAGATATCTTCACGAATTTTTTTCCAATCTTTTCTTGATATTACACCTTTTAGAACTAACTGTATTTCTAAAAGATTATCAAATAGATGTGAAAATCTATTTCTAAGTCTTTTTATAAACTTGGAAAATTTTAACTCATCGCGAGTAATTTCTGTAGATCTACCAAGATTAAACTGATTCTCTGCTTCCATACGTGTGACAGGAACATTCAGAGACTTGTAGAGTTTACGACGGAAATAATCTACATCGTCCATCTCTCCAAGATTTTGACCGCCTGGAAGTGTAGTAATCTCGGTGCCTCTACCACCTTCTCTACGTGGAAGCCAGAAATCTTCTAACATTGTCATAAACTTACGATCATCTCTAACTTCACCAGTCGAAGCATCATAGACAAGACGATTCTTATGTTTTGTCATCATGTCTTGTAGATATTGTTCAGCCTTCATCTTTGGAAGATTGCCTACATCGATATAAAATATTCTACGTTCTGGTGCGCGAGATAAACGATAGATTACAGTTGCGTCTTCTAACATTCTAAGTTGATTCAATGGTTTGATTGCTTTGTTAAGATGTCCTAGTACAATCTTATTTGATGGATCGTTTAAACCACTTGTAATATGACAGATAGAATCTTTAGCGATCTTTACCGCGTTTTGAGCGCCTGAAGAAGTAATCCCTTTTGGATGATAGATGTAGTACTCGTTGAACCCTTTATCAACTGTTACCCTTGTACGAGGATCAGTTTCAGTTATTTTTTCACGTATCTTTTTAATTTTTCTAGGGTCTATTTTACGAAGTTCTTGTATACCATTCCTAGGTTTTGATTCGTTGACGAGTATGTGATAATATAAACGTCCATCAACATACCATTGTTTGAATATGTCATATCCTTGATTATTGAAGTCGAGAAGTCTTAATACGTTATAAAATTCTTCTCTAACTTTGTTTTTAAAAGAATCAGAGTATTCCAAATCATCAAGAACAATGTTTATTGGATTTTCATCATCCAATACGATTGATTCGTTTACAATATCTTCGATGGCGTTATCACATTCTGGTTGCATAGCCATTTCGCGATAACGTGTTACTAGTTCTCCTTCAGACTTAGCAGAACCTTCTAGATCTACATAAGTACCATAAACACCACCAGCAGCGACTTCTACTGCGCCATCTTCAAAATTAGGTGCAACAAAGGATTTTACATTTTTTTCTTGTTGTTCTTGATTAGATTTCTCTATCTTAAAACCAAATAGCTCTACTGCCATATTTTCATTTCCTAAAATGTATTTTGTTTTATCTATTTATAAATGAAGATAAACATAAAAAAACGGTGGTCTCATAGAAACCACCGTTTTAATACTCTACAAACTAATATTAACCAAAGAGTGGGGCAGTTACCTGACCTAAAACACCTTGTCCAGCTTGCCAGAAATCGTAAGAGAACGTGACATCAAAAGTTTCAACAGCGTCGTTAGTACCCCAATCAAGTGCAATTGCACCAACTGTTAATGGGAACAGACCGACAAAGTTGTAAGTTCTGATTGGTTCTCCAGTTTTAGCAAATTGTGTAACAGTAGCATTTGACTTGTACTGTGCGGCTTGCGCTAGAGCGGTAGAACGAATGTTTGTTTGTAGTCCGTTGATTGCATTTGACCAACGTTCCATTCCATCGCGGATTAGGAAGTCTTCGTCATTCATGACTGTAACTGTCCAATCAGCGAAAGTTCTGTTACCAGCATATTTGATCTGCCGACCGAAGTAGTTGACTGTAGCTACGCCAAGAGTTGCTTCAGGAATCTGAGCTGCCTGAACCATGAATGAGGTCTTAATAAATGAACCACGGTCAACTGGATTGTCAATGGTTACTTGAAACAGATTGGGGCGAGCACCACCACCAGTTAGCTGTCCTTGAAACCCTGAAATATTAAATGCCATTTTATGACTCCTTATCTTTACTTTTATTTATATTAAACTTGACCAACAACTTCACTAAATTCAACACCAGTGCGGACAGCTACGAAGTTTAGTTGAATAAAGTTGATTGACCGAGCAGGTTTGATAAAGATATCGCCAATAAATTCATTACGATCAATAATTTCAGGAGTATTGTTTGTTTCGTCACAAACAACTCTGAAATCTGTGATACCACGGCGACCTTGTACGTCACGGAGGAATGGTTCTACAAGATTTACAAAGTTAGCTCTTGTAAACTCATCGTTGAATTCAAAGAGTGTAAACTTAGAAGCAGTAGAAATAGCTTTCTCTAGTACAATAAAGAGACGGCGAACATTGATACGATCAAATGCGCTTGGTTTAGCAAGAAGTGTCTTATCACCAAATAGTACAGTTCCTTGTCCTGGGAATGTAGTAATTGGATTGATGCCCTTCTTATAGAGTTCATCCCTTTCAGCTTTATTAGGTGTGAACGCCATTTTAACGACATTCTTGATTTGACCACGGTTGAAACCAGCAGGTGAATACCAAGGATCACGAAGATTGTCTGTCCGAGCCATCGTTCCTGCTACATCACCATTAGCTGGAATGTAACGATATACGTCATTGTACTTGTCGTATTGATACTTCCAACCAGAGTCCATGATACCATATGAACTTGATGGTAGAGTATCACGATAAGCAATGATATCTTCTGTTTCTGAACCAGCGAAGAGACGATTGTCTACAACGTCTGTTTTCTCTGGAGAAATAACAGCAACACAGTCTTTACGAACTTCACATATTTGTTCGATAAGATAACGCGCTCTTACAGCATTAGCAGAAGCGCCAAGAAGTATTGTTACGTCTACTTCTTCAGCGTTTTTGAACTTGTCATATCCTAAGAGATAGTTAGCATTGGTTGGTGTATTACCATCGCGTCCGT